AGATCCGATTAAATACAATCTTTTGTTTTCAAGATTTTTGAGGAAGGACACAAAAGATTACCCAGACATTGATTATGATGTTTCAGACCCAATGGAGCTGAAAGAATTATTAATTGAAGAATGGGGGCGGAGCACCGTAGTACCAATTTCTAACTTTAACACTTTGCAGCTTCGCTCGCTGATTAAAGACATTTCAAAATTTTATGGAGTGCCCTTCACAGAAGTCAACCCTGTGACGTCCCGAATGATGAAAGAAGCGACACCCATTGCCAAGAAAAAGCACGGAATAAAATCAGGAGTCTATGTACCAACATTCGAAGAAGTGATGGAGCACTCAGACTCACTTAAGAGCTTCTTGGCCAAACATCCTCAAATTGCTAATCATATTAACGTCTTGTATGGACAAACACGTTCTGTTTCTAGGCATGCTGGGGGTGTGGTGATCGGCGAAGATCTCGATAAATATATGCCCCTGATCAACAGCGGCGGAATAACACAAACTCCTTGGTCAGAAGGTCAAAACGTTCGACACTTAGAGCCAATGGGGTTCATTAAGTTTGATATTCTCGGGCTTTCAACCCTAAAGATGATTGAATGTGCCATTGGCCACATTCTTAAAAGACATCACGGTATAAAGAATCCTACGTTTAAAGAGATTCAAGACTATTATAACGAGAATCTCCACCCCGACCAGATTAACCTGAACGATGACAAAGTCTACAAGAATATCTTCCACAAGGGGAAGTGGGCCGGCATCTTTCAGTTCACAGAAACAGGGGCTCAGAAGTTTTGCAAGAAAGCGCAGCCAAAGAACATAATTAATATTGCTGCGATCACTTCTATTTACCGTCCAGGCCCCTTGGGTGCTGACGTAGATAAACTATATGTAGAAGCCAAAGAAAATCCAGGCAAGATCAGATATGAAAACGAGATAGTAAAAGAAGTTACCAAAGAAACTTATGGTTTCTTAATCTTTCAGGAACAGATTGCGCTCCTGGCGCACAGGCTGGGGAAGGACATTAGTTTGGACGAGGGAAACAAACTCCGCAAACTCCTTACCAAAAAAGGAACCGGAGAGGTGAGCAAAGAGAAAGAGGCCATCAAAGTCAAATTTATTGAGGGCTGCGGTGAACATGGTATGTCTGAAAAGGCCGCAAACTCTCTTTGGAAAAAGTTTGAATATTTTTCAGGATATGGTTTTAACAAATCTCATGCGGTTTCTTATTCTATCCTCTCTTATCAGTGTGCGTGGTTGTTTCACTATTATTCTTCTGAGTGGATGGCGGCGTTTTTAGATAAAGAACCGGAGAGTCGCAAAGAAAAAGCGATTAACTTAGCTAAGAAGTTTAAATTTAAAGTTAAGCCAACAGATATTAACGAATCAGGAATAGTGTGGGAGATAGCTGCTGACAACAGAACACTAATTCAACCTTTAACTTCTTTAAAGGGACTAGGAGAAAAGGCCATTGAACAAATTATAAATAATCGGCCCTTCAATACAATTGAAAACTTTCTCTTTAATGAAGATATTATTTATAGTAAACTAAACAAGAAGGCGCTGGACGTCCTCGTCCGAAGCGGCGCATTAAACTGCTTAGTTGATGAAAGATTCACAGGGCTTAAGCATTTCTGGTCTGCAGCCGTTGTTGACAAACCAAAAAATCTTAAAAAATTTAATGAAAATATTGAAATGTATAAATTGGAAGGCAAGTTCACTAAAGAAGAAAAGATAAGCAATCTTGTTTCTTTGACGGGAATATTTCCAATGGACTTGGTTTTAAACAGCGAGACCAAAGAAAGATTAGATCACTATAAGGTTCCTCCGCTTGGCGAATGGGACAACGATTTAGGAGTAGCGTGGTTTATTCCGCGAGAAGTTATTCCAAAGAAAACAAAAAATAATAAAACATATTGGATCGTGCGCGTGATTGACGACACATCCACACCGCACTCCATCAAGTGCTGGGGGGTCAACCCCGAGAGAGACACGATCTATCTCAACCGCCCTTACATGAGCAAACTGGATTACGATGAGGAGTGGGGATTCAGCACGCGATCCATTAAATATAACTTTAGGATGTTAGGATAAGAAATGAATATAAAAGCTTATAAAATGAGGCCCGAAGCAAAGTTGCCGACCAGGGCTCACAAGACCGATGCAGGTATTGATTTTTACTACTGCCCCAACGGCGACAAGAAACTGTACAACACTCAGGATTTTTATATCCCACCCAAGGCCTCGCGCCTGCTTTCGACAGGAATTAAAGTAGAGATACCTTACGGCTACATGCTTGAAATCAAAAACAAATCGGGCATAGCATCTAAGAGACAGTTGCTCGTGGGCGCATGTGTTGTTGACCCTGGCTACAATGGCGAGGTCTATGTTAATTTACACAACGTTGGCGCAGAAACCCAGGTGATTCACGGGGGCGACAAGATTGCACAAGCAGTTCTAATCCCCATCATTCACTGTGGGGTTGAAGAGGTATACACCGACCAGTTTTTAAACCCTCACTCAAAACGCGGTCAAGGCGGTTTTGGCTCAACAGGAGATAAATAATGTCATTAGAAAGAAAATTACGAAGAAAAAAAGCGCACCAAGCAAAAAAGGACGGCGAACAAGAAATCGCAACCAAAATTACTTTGTTCGGAGAGCTTGGCGATAAGTGCTTAACGTGCGAAAAAAGATTTGATAAAATGAACAAAGAACAAGTACGAACCTGGAGTGTGGTTGTCCGGGAAGAAGAAGAGGTAGTTCGCCTCTACTGTCCAGGGTGCTGGGACAAGGCTATTGAAATAGTTCAAAACTTTAAAGAACATTTGGAGAATAAAAAATGAAATTTTTAAAAGAAGTTACTGCCTTCATAATAAGCGTAATAATTATCAGTACTATATTATATCTTGCAGGGAATCCGTACTGAACCAAACGAAAGAGAAAGAATGAGCGACAACGTTAATCACCCAACGCACTACAATATCAACTGGAAAGGCGAACAGGCCATTGAGACTTTTGAATACATAAAGTCTTGGCGAATGGAGTATGCCGAGGGCAACGTCATTAAATACGTCTCCCGCCACAAGTACAAGGGCAAAGCCCTCCAAGACTTAAAAAAGGCGCGGTGGTACCTCGATAAAATGATTGAAGACCTGGAAAAGAATGCAAGCCGGTGACTTGATAAAACACAGAAGAAACGATTCAACGGCTCTTGTTATAAGTGTCGTGGTAGACAAAGACGTTCGCGATCCCGGGTACGACCGGTCGTGGGCAACTGTCTTGTTCGCTGGCGATGGCCGCACATCTACGGTGCCGTTAAAATTAATAAAAGAGAATTGGGAGATTATTGATGGAGAAACTTAAAGAAGCCCTTACATATGATGATGTTTTGTTAACGCCTCAATATTCAGACATAGAAAGCCGTAAAGAGATCTATATTGGAAATTCTTTAGGAGACAGCCCCAAAATAAAATTAGATCTCCCCATTATATCTTCTCCAATGGATACTGTAACTGGGCCTAAGATGGCAATAGCAATGGCCACCGCGGGAGGGTTAGGAATTATTCATCGTTATAATTCGATTGAAGAGCAATGTAAGATAGTTAAAGATGCGTGGGAGAATTTTGAAGTCATTGGGGCTGCGGTAGGTGTGACGGGAGATTATTTAAAGAGAGCCTCTCGCTTGGCACACACCGGCGCAAGAGTTTTGTGTGTGGATGTAGCTCACGGTCATCACAAATTAATGGAACGCGCCATTAAATCTATTAAAGACTTGCTAAATAATAGTGTACATATTATGGCTGGAAATGTTGCAACCCTTCAGGCTTTCAACGATTTGGCGGACTGGGGAGCAGATAGTATACGATGCAATATAGGAGGTGGATCAATTTGCTCCACTAGAATTCAAACCGGCCATGGAATGCCGGGCCTTCAAACTTTATTTGATTGTGCTAAAACAGATCGCTCCACTAGAATCATTGCAGACGGCGGCATACGAACGAGCGGCGACATCGTAAAAGCTTTCGCTGCTGGAGCAGACTTTGTGATGCTTGGTTCGATGTTGGCCGGAACCGATGAGTCACCTGGAGAGAAGATAGTTACCTTAAAAGGGGTACAAAAAGAATACCGAGGGATGGCGAGCAAAGAGGCGCAGCTAGACTGGCGCGGCAAGTTCTCTTCCAACGAAGGTGTTTCCACGTTGATCCCCTATAAGGGGCGAGTGGAAGAGATACTAGAAGATTTAAAAAACGGGATTACATCCGGCCTATCATATTCAGGCGCGCGCACAATCCTTGAATTACAAGCGAAGGCAAAATTTATTCGCCAAACAAGAGCCAGCTTAATTGAAAGCTCTACCCACATTTTAGGGAAACAATAAATGTCTGACTACGGTGAAAATAAAAAACAAATATGTTTTGAGAGCACCGCAAAACTTCACGCGGATTTAAAAATTCGTTTGCATTATGATGAAATTAAAATTAAAGAATTTTTTAACAAGGTAGTGACAGCTTATATAAATAAAAATGAAAACATTTTGGCGTTTATAGACGAAACAAAAGAAGCCAAAGGGGTATCGCACGTGCGGCGCAACAAAGCGAAAAAAGCCCAACAAGAACAAGAACATACCATTCGCCACTTTGCCCTAGACGAAGCGGAGATAGAAGATATATTTGACATATTAGAAAAGGAGCACCCAGAGTTATGAGAGAGTGTACAAGAAAGTGTGTAGATAATAAAAAATCATGTGCAGAAAAAAACTGCCGCGCATGGATTGATTATAAAAAAGATTTTAATTGCAGCAACGTAGCCATCGCGCGCAACGGGAACATGACATTGGCGGAAATTGCGAAACGATTAGACCTGAGCATTGTGCGTATTAAGCAAATACAAGACAAAGCGTTACAAAAGTTACAAAAAAAGAGACATTTAAGATACTTCTAACTATTTATTAAGAGTAGAGCCAGGAATGCTGGCAAACGACTACACTAAGGAGAAAAGTAATGAGTAAAAGAAGCTTATTAGAAGAAGGCACTGTCCGTCGTTTCATGAAACTGGCTGGCAATGAAGTGCTGGCAAGCAATATTTTGACAGAGCAGCCTGCGCCTCCCGAAGCGGCTGGACCCGAAGACGAATTAGCGGGTGCTGAAGCTGACCTTGGCGGTCTTGAAGCAGCAGAAGACATGGACATGGAAATGGACGTAGAAGAAGAACCAGAAGCAGGAGAAGAGGTCGATGAAGAAGTAGAAGATGCCGTTCGTGCGATGGTAGATGCAATTGCAGACGTAGCTTCTGACTTTGGTGTAGACGTTGAAGTATCCGAAGAAGAACCAGCGGAGCTTGAACCTGAGTTTGGGCCCGAAGACGAAGAACTCGAAGAGCCCGAAGAAGAACTCGAAGGGCCCGAAGGAGGCGCCGGCGACCCATTTGGCGGCGACGAAGAAGAGCCACTTCAAGAAGGAG